AGTCTTTTCTTTTATAAGTGGATTTTAATTTGTCTATACAACCAACCCATCCACAAAGTCAAGAGAAATCTTTTGAGCGTTATGAGCGTTTACTTATGAGCGTTATGAGCGTTATGGGGTAGGGGCGGATGAGCGATTTGAGCGGTTTGTTACTACCCACTCCCCTCAAAATAAATAAAAACAAAGTCTTATGCCACCACTCTGAAAGAATGTCCAAAAGAAAGTCCACAACCCTTGTATCAAAATAAAAAAGTCCGTATAATATACCATGAGTGTAAACCTACCAGATAAGTTAAAGCCTTCTATGGGTATAGCTATAGATATGATGGTTACTGACCCAGAGGCTAAGATTAAGGATGTAGCGGAAGAAGCAGGTGTTGCCGTATCTACTATACAGCGGTGGATGAAAGACCCAGAGTTTGTTGAGGTCTTTTACCAGAAATATATGGTTACATTTGGTTCTAAACTGCCTAAAATATTAAATAGTATGATTCGTGAGGCGGAAGCAGGGAATGTACAGGCTGGTAGATTGGTCTTAGAACACTCTGGTAAACTTATTAAGCGTGTAGAGGTTGCCAATCATAAAAGTCCTTTTGAAAAATTTCTCACCACGCAGGATGCAGAGATAATGGATGTAGACTATGAGGTTATGCCACAAAGACCTACTGTACCAGATAAGCCTATTACTAAAAAGGAATCAGCTCAAAAACAAAAAAGACTAGATAGAAAGAATGAAAAAAGGAGAGAAGCTAGGAATTGGAGAAAGAGGGCTGAGAGAGTAGGCATCGAAAAGCCAGATAAGGGAAGACAAACCCCAGCACAAAGAAAGGCTTGGCAGGAAAAAATAGAATCAAGAGAAAAAGCATTAAATATTACTTCTTAATAAAGCTGTAGACATCAAACGACTTACATTCGGGGCATTCTTGCTCCCTTTCGATTTTCACCCCTAATACTTCCCATGTCCATTTACAATTCACACATAAACAGGTCAGCAGGGTAAATTTCTTCATAATTTTATAGAATCGTCTATATTCAGGGATTCTGGCATTAACTGACAATAGCAATACTCCTTACAGATGCTCCATCCAGAACCGGGCATTCCTCTGGCTTCCCAGCCTTCCCAAGTATCAATTTCACCTGCTCTGGAGCGACAATCATCGCAAATATTTTTAGAAACGGCAATCCATTTTAAGCCTTGCCCCATTTCTCCAGCTCTGCGGAATGCTTGATTAATTCCTCCAGTAACTCCTCGTTTAATGGAGTTTCGTAATTCCCCAAAGATTCTTCCATTGGTAGTAAGGTCTTGCTTAAGAACCCCAATAATTGATTGTTCATCAAGACCACTTCTTGTAAGTCGGTCAATTTCTTGTCCAAGTCTTTCAGAGAAAATTCGTATGTCGTAAGACAGTCCAAGAGCAATCTCAATAAGTAATCTTCTATCTTTTTCATCTAATTCTCTATCATTTGCCATAAACTAGCTCCTCTTAACCTAGTGATACAACCTTTTTGTTAGAGCGTAAGGCTTTTTGTATGTCTTGCATGAACTTTTTGTCTAACTTTTGTTTATTTTCTTTAGTAGTGCCTATAAACTTTTTAACATTAGTTCCTTGTCTAACTTTATACATACCTCTGTCGTGTTTATAGCCGTATTTTTTAATTGTTAATGTGTTTTTATTGCTTTTTAAGGTATTGTACATTTCACCAGTATTGTAAAGTGCTTGTTGTCCGTATCTATAAGAGCCTGCACCTAGTTCTAGCTTTTTTCCATCAGCCCCAACACCACTATCTATGTTTCTTCTTGTTCCCTTTACTGAGTCTTGTGCGTATCCAGAGGTATAATCATCAATAATATTTTTTGCTTTACCAGCGAGTTTACCAAAGTCAAAATTAACTGATATTTCTAATTTCATCCCAGAATTTCTCTCCCAACTCTTTAGATTTTAAATAATTATCAATATTATCGGCAATAACACGCTCTGCCTGTAATTCTGCCCACTCAATAGGGTTTTCTATGATTTCTTGCAGAGTTCCTTCAAACTCAAACTCTACATTATTGATTTTGTCCAGCTCCTTGACGGAATTGCGTAAAGATTGACTGGCTGTTTTCTTGCTCATTTACTCTCCTATTTTCATCTATCAATTTTTGAGCCTGTTTTTCTGTAAGGTCTTTATTTTCACGAACCATTATCTTTGCTCTGGTTGTAAGGTTGTTTTGAATGTCAAATTCATCCTTTAATATCTGGTCTTGAACTGTTTTTGGGTATTCTACCTCTTCAAAATCAACACCAAACTCTTCTGGAAGAGAAATTCCATTATATTCTGCTATTCTTCTTTCTACATTGTAAAAATCTTTCTCGTAAAGTCTCCATAAAGCAATATCATCATAATAATCTTCCTTTCTTTCCATGTCTTTAATCATTAATGAAATACCACTAGGCACTTCTCCACCAGATTCTGCCCATTGAATCCATAAATGATTATTAGATGCAACAAGTTCTATTTGGAACTTAATATTGTCTATTGCTTCCTGTATATTCCCACTTGGGCTTGTTATATTGTATGCACCATCTTCTCCCATATCAAGAATAGTATTAGAACCAGCTCTTAACATACTTTGGTCTGCTCTAAGCCCTGTTACCCACGGCTGACCAAACATATTGAATCTCATGCCTAAATTCATCTCAGTTAAGGCAATATTTACCTGCTCATTGCAATTTACAACATCACTAGCACCCTCTACGAAAAAAGAATCAAGTTGGTCTTCTCTGTGAGTAAATACAAATGGCAACATACCATAGGGATTTTCTACTTCCTCTGTCATCTTGCCATCTTCATTCATTATGCCGTATTTCTCGCTATCCCAGTATTCCCATTGAAGATTATCTGTATTGGATAAATCTGAGCTATTATTTAGCAAAGGATATACTATAGCAGTAGGAACAAAAGGGTTTTCGTCAAAATATACTTCAAAGTAATAAATAGGTCGATAATCAAAAAAACCATCTCTCCAATGAACACGATTTGCAATAGTTCCTAGCAATCTGGTCATTCTCTCTGAATGTTTCATGCGAACATCTTTAGTTGGAGTTAATTCCTCATATCTTTTATTGCCAACATTCCTTTTAGCACCTAAACTGTATATTCTACTAATCTTATTAATGAATTTTCTAGTAAAATTAGTCATACTTGGTGGTATTTCAGAAAAAGCATCACCATTAAAATAGTTATTGATGTATTGCTCAGTTGAAACACCTGAATAATAATCTAAATGCTTTCTTATCTCATTTCGCCTAGCATGAGACATCATTAGCTTTGTTTCTAGTAATTTATCCTTTAATACTCTTTGAATCATCTTTGAATCCTCTTCATTTCTTGGTTTCTCATTGGAAAGCGATTAATTATAAAATACCTAAAGGCATCATTGCCGTGGTCATGGTATCCATCTTTCATCGGTTCTTCCTTTACTGGTTTCCCATCTTCCGTTTCTGGGTATCTGTATTCCTCAAAATCTTCTATCATATCAGTACATCTCCTATCTACATGAACTCTTCTAATACCATCGGCACTTTCAAAGAATCCTCTAGTGTAAGCAACGCTATTAACAATGTTTCTGCTAATTCTATCTCTGGTAGACAATATTCTTATGCCACTTCTTCTGAATATTTCCATATCTCCTCTACCTGACTGTCCTTGCACATTAGAACCAGCAGGGTCACCATAAAAAGACATTATTGGGTATCCTTTTGTTTTGATTAGCTTGATTAGGTCTTCTGTTTTTATATTTTGTTTATGCAGGATGGAGTCGAAGATTCTTATATGCTCTATATCATCTTCCCAATATGTTTGCAAGAAAATTACTGCTGGCATACGATAACCAAAGTCAATCGAACAATATGTAGGCAGGTCTGGGTCGTATGGGAAATCTCCAGTATCAAGTTCCCTATTGAAGTTCCACACTTTTCCCTCAAACACAGAAAACTCTGCTCCAAACTCTTGACCAAAAAGTTCTTTTGACATATTTCTTTTTCTTTCTATAATAGCAGGGTCATTTAGCCCCAATGGGAATTCATACTGATTAATCCACGATGGAGATGTGTGGCTTTCCCATAATGGGTCATGTTCCCCAAGTTTAAATAAATCATATATCCAGTTTCTCCCCTCTGGGGTAGTAATAAAAATAACTTTACCTTTTCTTCCTGCTACTGTTGGGGATAAATACATATCCCAAATCTTTTTATTCATCTTGGCAACTTCATCAATTACAAGTAAGTCAAGACCCTCACCTACAAGACTTGAAGGGTTATCTGCTGACATTCCCTCTACGATAGTACCCCATTTGAATCTGATGTACATATCTTTTTCTGATGCTTTGTCAATATCTTCAGAATGCCCAACAACCATTCGTTGCCAAATCTCACGAAATATCAAACGAGCTTTCTTATACGACATCCCAACTACCCAGATTCTTTTGTTTGGTTGAGATGCTACATAAGTAGCTTCCATAGCACTAGCCCAAGTTTTTCCAAACCGCCTTCCACAAACAACCACTTGAAATCTGGCATTGTCTTTTTTAGGGAAATGCAGAGGAATTTGACCATCATGCGGTTTGTAACCTAAATATTCAAACCACTTTTGTTTAAAATCGTAATTTTTTTCTTGCATTAGATTACTTTTACAACTTACATTGTAGCGTAACTTTAATGCAAGGGCAATTCTTGCATATTCACTAACTCACTTAAGAGGTAAAAATGTCTGAAGAAAAGACCATCGAAACAGATGTAAAACAGGAATCCGTCACTAAAGACGAAAATAATGTACCAATTTCAAGATTAAACGAGGTTATTTCAGAAAGAAATGAGCTTCGTGATTCTCTTGAGTCTTTTAAAACTAAAGAGGAAGAAAGTAGGCGTGCAAAACTCCAAGAAGAGGAAAAATGGCAAGAACTTAATACTGAACTTGCTAAAGAACTTGAGTCCTATAAGCCTTTTAAGGCAAAATGGGAATCAATGGATGCCAAACTTCGAGAAGTTGCTTTGTCTAGGCTTCCTGAGTCTAAACGAGAAAAATTTTCCAATGTTGAAACAGAGGTTCTTTTGGATATAGTTGAAGAGTTTTCTGAGACTGAAAAAGTAAACCCACCTGACAGAAAAGGAACAGTACCCACAGAGCAAGTTGGTGACTGGACTGCTATGTCGGGAGAAGAAAGAAGGAACAACTGGCAGACAATATTGGATTCATACATAAAAAGGTAATATAAATGGCTAAACATTATCAAGGTAGTCCTGTAACGACTACAACAGACCAGCATTTTATTCCTGAAATTTGGGCAGATGGTATCTATAAGTTCTTTGAAAGAAAAAGTGTCTTTCGTGGATTAGTAGATGATTATTCTGCTTTAGTAGCAGGAAAAGGCTATGGGGATGCGATTAACATTCCTGAGATGAGTCTTATAAGTGCTTCAGACAAATCTGCTGGGTCAGATGTATCTTACGATGCAACTGCAACCACAACAACTCAGTTGTCAATTAATAAACACAAATATGTCGCAAAACTTTTTGAAGATGTGGCATTAATTCAATCCGAAGCTGATTTAGTAGAAAAATACGCTAGGATGATGGGTGAAGCTCTTGCTCGTCAGGTTGATGCTGATATATGGGCAGAGTTAGATGGCTTAAATAGCTCTCAAGCTCTTTCTGCTGACGATACCTTAACTGCCGCTGTCTTCGAGTCAGCTTTGGCAACTCTAGGTGAAGCAGATGTTCCCTATATGGATGGGGAATGTGCAATGGTTGTTAATCCAACATTATTTGCAGACATTTTGAACCCTTCTGCTGGTATCGCTCAATACTTCATCAGAAATGATGCAGTTGGCGAAGGCAACAGAGGGCTTCGTTCTGGAATGGTTGGTTCGCTTTACGGAATTGATGTATATATGTCAAATACTGTAAGTACAGCAGGCACAAGTTCAACAATACCGGGTGCTATATTCCACAAAAGTGCGGCAGTCTTTGCTTCACAGCAGGAAGTTAGAGTTCAATCAGAATATTCTGTTGATGCTCTTGGTACTAAAGTTGTTGCAGATTTACTATATGGTTGCAAAATCATAGACGATTCTGATAACAAAAAAGGTGTTAAGTTTACTAACGTAGACTAATGATATTGGGGGGTGGTTTATACTGCCCCCCATACACTTGGAGATATTATGCAATATTGGAAAAAACCAAACTTAGGTAAAATAGAAAGACTTGAAGAAGATACTTTTAAAAAGCATCCTGAAAAACTTGAAGCATTAAAAGAAAAAGGCTACAAGAGAGT